TGTGATGATACACATAGTGTTCGGTGACAAATGTGGGGAAGACATGCATGTTTGCTCTTTAGCCTCATCATTAACCCGCTTAATGATGTCACGTGCCCGACCTATTTTGTAAAGAGGTTTGTGAGTGTTGGGATCAAGAGCATTAAGTGGAAACATGTAAATGCCACTGAACATTGCGCAAAATTGTATTCAATGTGCGAATGTACGTTGGGTTGCAAATATTTAACAATTTATATTTTATAATTTAATAAATAAATGCGGCTCAATTTTACGTGGTTTTATGTCTATCATGATGTATTTATTGTATTGTTTAGTATTAGCAAAATTGAAACATAAAAAAAATGTTTATAAACACCAATAAAGATGGATAAATACAGAGATAGGTTGGATCTGTATTTTATTAAAGAAAACGTTACGCCGCACGAGCATGCAATGCAGAAGTACTTGCATAAACTGGACATAATCAATATACCTAAAATATTGCATTATGATCCAGAAACAAGATGTATGGTGATGGCTAGAGTCAACGGTATGTCAGTGTCTGACATGTATGGGGAAGATGTCAAAAACGTTCCAAATAAAATTTATAATAAAATAGTGGACATAATGCGAATATTAATACTTTTCAATGTGTGTTACCCGGATTTCACGGGATACAATTTTATTATAGAAAATAAAACAAAAAAAATATGGATTATTGATTTTGAGCATGCATATTGTGAAAGCGAAATCAGCAATAAATTTGTGTTATCTATATTAGATGGTAAAAAAATGTGGAATTCAGAATTTGCTTGATTGTCGTTTAGTGTTTAGTGTTTAGTGTTTAGTATTTAGTGTTTAGTGTTTAGTGTTTAGTGTTTAATGTTTAGAATGTATTCTTGTACGTTTGTTTTTGTTTTTTCTTGGATGTTTTTTTGTGTATTTTTTCGAGGGTTTTTTTAGTTTTGACTTATACATTTGATTTTGTCCGGCAATGTAGTTTGAAACATCTTTTGCTATATTTTTTGCAGGGCTTCCTGCTGCGGGTTTTAGATCGCCGTCTGATAATGGAGAGGACGGTTCGGATAATGACTCTACATGTAGCGGATTTTGGTAATTAGAAATATATTTTGCAGAATCTGGTTTTCCGGCAGATTTAAAAACATAACTAATACGGATCCTGGAAATGATTTGATACGCTCCTTCTTGAAATGTTTGTGACAAATCTTCTAGATTTTCAAACATCGATAATGCTGTGTATAAAAGTGACTCAGGATGTGTACTGAAAGAGATTGGTTGATTAATATCAATCACGGGTGCTAATATGTGATTCATTTTGCCAATAACCGGAAAAAATACTAGGTCAATGTGAGCTGAACGGTTGTAAAGCAACCTAAAATAGCAATTGTCTCTACATGATGTAGGTAGATATATTACGTTGAGGCCCATATTCATCAGAGCCATTATAATTGGAAAAAGATATTCTGAAACATGTCCACTGTTGTCTTCACCGCCGGGGACGAGGTGTTCTGGAAGAACAACGGTTTGTTTATCTATTTTATTGGAAATTATTTTGGTGCCTAGTGTGGACTTCCAGAAGTTAGCGTCAATTTCGCTGTTCATGATGTGGTTGTTTTTTTTAACGATTGCGTTGCGTTTAGGACCGAACTTTTGATCAAATGGGGTGATGTAAAGAGGTCGTAGATTTTCTTCTGGATGATCTAAATTGACAAATCCGTTTTCAACGAGTTGTGGATTTCCGTCATTTAAATATGTGGCGTTGTCAAGATAGTGAAAGTAGTCTCTGAACTGATTTGCCATTTGTTTGTTTTTGAAAGCGAATGCTTCGTAGAATTCTTCGGATATATTGAAATTGTCATCTTCCGCGTCGAGAAATCTGTGAAGTTTGGGAGTGCGGTCGCTCGAAGCTCCAGCACCTTCTGCGGTTTCTTCGCTCGTGAGACATTCTGGGTGATCAATAAATATGGTGCTGTTCATTTCGTCTTTATCCCAATCGTATATGTATTCAAGCATACGGTCGTTATAGTCCAATGTGAGCCAAAGGTATTCTACTGGGAGCTGAATAATATTCATATTAAGCATGAACTTTTTCATATTAAAAATCATTGAAAGTATTCGGTCGTCTGCCTTTCCGGAGTTTTCTGGTTTTGCGCATTCGACGATCCATAGATTCATCAGGGTAACTGCCTCGGGTGTGTTTGAAAAGTACATGATACCACCGGAGGTTTCAAATTTGTACGGATTGAAAGATATACTAGTTCCAAGATTGTAACTCGCTCTTGGATCAATATTCCAGCCACGCGACATAAAATCAATGTTGTCTATATCGAATATGTGCGGGTATTTTTGAATAGACATGTCACCATCTATGTAGACAACTGAACGTCCTCGGCATAAGTGCAATGCTTTCTTAATAAAAAGCGGTTTAGCATTGATGGCCAGCTGATATTGTTTGGTGCGACTGAAATAGTCATATTCAACAGCGAGGTAATTGCACTTAGCATATTTGCAGGATTTTTCCCAGCGATCAATCATTTGTTCGAATGGCATGGCAACTCTGAACCGCAGCAGTGCGTTTAATACATCGTATATGTTGCTATTTTCAAACGTCAGATTAATTATGGGAAGCGCTACATGACCTTTTTGTTTAAGCAGTGCTTTGATAGCATCCATCGTGATTGTGCGGCGCCTAGCACTTTCTATTACTGGATCTTTGACCATGTCTATTACGGTCATATAATCGGCACTCTTGGTTTTGTTTTTAGGGAAAACCAGTTGCTTCATGTTTGAAACCCCTCTTTTGAGTTGAAAAATGTCAAATATGCCTTCGCTTATAGGTTTTGATGCATAAATTACGCTAGCTATGTCTGTTAATATGACTTTAACATTGGTGAGACATTCGTTTTCCGTAGCATTTATGTCTAATAAATTGAAATCTGGAGGACACGTTCCGTCTTCTTTCATCATGGAAATACCGTTTTTAGCATTTTCGTATCGTTTGGGATCTTTGTTGTTTATTAGATCTAAATCAATATAAAGTCCGTGTAGAAATCCTTTTGCCTGGGATTCAATAAATTTGTTAAATTTTGCGGTTTTTAGTAAATGATAGCTGTACATATTTAGTTCGGTTTGTAGGTCGGACGGCAATTTAACCTTGGACTGAAACGCGCGTGTATGAATATTCATAAAATAGTCGATAGCCAGTTTTATCAAACCGCTAATAAATTCTTCATAATAATACATACAAGGACGCGCAATATTGGCGTTAGCATTGCCCCGACCCCACCAATATGTCACCACGACAAACTTGCTATCAGGATTGACAATTGTCGGTTTTTTTCTTGCACTAAAAACAACATCTTTAATTAGCTTTTGTTTTTCAGCGTTATTCATATATATTAACCAATTATTTTTATAGAAGTAATTGGTTGAAAAACATGGAAGCAATATGAAAATGCTTATATAAAAATAAATGTAATATATCAAAGAGAATGTATACCGTACATAAAGAGGTGTATTTAAACAAATACGAAAAAAAATACGAAACAATTCTTGTAACGGATTCGTATCCAGATGTTTTGTCACCATACATACGAAAAATCAGAATGCCTAAGGTTTCAGTATACAAACAATATACCGGCAATGAATGTAAGTATTGTTTTTACGACGTACACAAACCGTCCAAATCAACCTTACTATTACTAAACGATTTGCCAACACTTATAAACATATTAAAAAAAAACAGCTTAAAGGTGAATTATGAGATAAGTGATATTTTGGATAAACACATGGGCAACTCGTTTATTTTGGCGTATTCTGAGAACTAGTCATACTCTTAACATAATGTAAAAATCCTATGCTTTTTTGTATGTCAAAAGACGATTTGAGTTGATCTTTGGCAATTTTTATTGCAATCAACTCTTTTGAATTTAGTGATTGTATGTATTGTTCTTCTAAATTGGTTTGTGGTGATTCCTTGTTTGATTCCATGTTTATTAGTATTTGTAATAAAAGAAAATGTTATGTTTTAAATCAATTTTATGTAGTATGAATGCCGAATATTATTGATATTCATAAACTATCATGTAGTAATGACAAATTTTCTACTGAGGGAATCTAGGGGATTTTATTGATGTTAACTCAAACCGGCAAACCTGTGGCTAGTTTGTACCTGTCATAAATATATTTATGGACGATGAATAATTCGTTACTGTATTTAACTCTCAGTGTTGGATTGGTTTGAATATATGTAAAAATGAGGTGACTTTGGATGTTAGGTTGCATCTTACACTCATTGTAATATTTAGTTGCACAATCCAAATAGTTTATGAACTCTTCCGTGGTTTTATCCATGAGGTTTACTTTGCGTTGGTACAATTTGAAGTTGCTGCTTTGTTTTTGTTGCTTCCTGTTGTGATGTGCCAACAACACCCAAAAAAACAATTCAATTTTTATTTATTAGTAAAAACAGGGTTTGAATAAATATTATTTACATCGTTTTTGTTTTTTTGTATTCCTCATAAGAAATAGGCCTGGGTTCATTGGTTTTGGTGTTTTCTGATTTACTCGAATTATCGTCAAAATCGTGTATTTTTCCTTTTAATTTGAATTTATTGTAGCTGGTTTTTATCATAATATCGGTTTTTGTCACTACATTAGACGACCTTCTTGTGTTGTATTTTTTGAATTTGGCAAACACGTCAGCTTCGGGATTGGACTCTGATAAATTAGCAGCGATCTCGTTTTCTTTTTCTTCTACTTTGTCGAGAACCAGCTTGCGCTTTTGAAATTCATCATAATAGTTCACATATAAATGATAGCAGTTGAATTTTAAAATGTAGCCTTTACACACAGTTTCAAGCATTTTATTGGATATTTGTCTGTTGCAATAATATTCAAAGGATTGCGTGTCTTCGTTATAAACCATGATGACCTCGCCTACAGGAGTGGTCTCTCTAAACACACACTCCATATAATTTATATCCTGGTGTTTTTCTTCATGTTCTTGGGTGTTAAATGCATGTTGCAACTCACTCAAATCATATTTAGCATGGTATCGTCTTATATCACTTATTTCATCGCATGATTTTATGATTTCGCCAGTGAGAGTGGGATTGAAACAGTGCAAACAGATGGATACTATACAAAAAGATATGCTAAGAGATGAAAAAAATAATCCGCCACATAAAAACAAAGGAGCTACCGTCATTTATCTCATTTTAATTAATTGTGTTTAAATGAGATAAATGAAATAAACTTTAAACATGCAGAAACTACTCTTCTAATTCAAACTCTTCTTCATTACGTTTTAGATGTTTGTTGCTTTCTAAGCAATAAATAGAATCAAACCCAATAAGTGATCTTATTTTGTTGCATAAAAATCCTAGCGGTGCTTTAACGTTTTCATAAACGTTTTCAATAAAAACGATGTGTTTACACATCTTTTGCGTGTTAGGAGCCAAATTAGTGTCGATTTTATCAATAATAAGATCTAATTTAGATTCTAGTACATCTATTCTTCTAGTTAATTCAATTAATTCATTATCGATGCCTTTGTTAAACATTTTTGTTATAAATAGTAAATTATATTTAAATTTTTAAAATTTACTAAAACAAAAACAAAAACTAAAACAATATTGTGAAATATATTTTAATATATTCACCATTTATTAATGAATATATTATTAAAATATTTATCATTTGTTGATGAATATTTATTATTGTTTTTGATAATAAATTTTTGTGTTGGGTTTTTTTCTGATATTGTTTTGAATTTTTTGTCGCGTCAGGAATTTATGCTTTCAGGTGTAAAAGCGTTGAAACCATATTTTATGAAACATTCTGTTCTTAGTGCGGCATTATATGCAGGCATTACTGTTGTTGTTACATTAGTATTTATGATGCTAGTTATGTTTACTTTGCAGATAGAATATTCTAATTTCAATTTGATTTCATTTAGTTTTGTTGCTGGATTTATTGCAGATATATTAATAGAAAAACTAAAAATATTTGGTAATGATTTGGATGAATATTATAGTAAAGTGGGTGGGGGAGTTTGGGGTGGTTTGGCGATTATGTTTTCGGTGATAAATACTGTTGTGGTTATGCATTTTTTTCAACTTCGAACACGTAAAGTAAACCAGCAAGGTGAAAAACTTGCAACTCACAAAACAACGCAAAAACAGAAAGAATTTGATTACAAATAAAAAAAATGTTTTATTTATTTGGGTTTTAGCTTAAAGAATGAAAATGAGTTTGAGTAAAACGGCGAGAAACATATGATGAAACATATATTGAAGTTAATAATTTTGGTAAAGTTGATGGGGTTTGTTTTTAAAGATGGGGCGAAACTTTATATAAGTTCAAATACAAAAAGACATATGAGTGATGTGATGATTCCGATCGATCCGGAAATGAAAATAGCGTATGGTGGAGATGGAAATGAAATACAAGTATTAACAAACAGAGAAGCGGAATTAGTGATGGATATGTGGACAATGAATCCATTTTGGGAGAACCAGGAAACCACCAAATTTACGGAAATAATCAAAAGAAATAATAGCAATGATATTTTTCTGGGATACGCTCCGGAATTGAATAAAAAAAACAGAATAATTTATTTATTTCATGCGCGGGTAGAAATACATGAAAGTAGTAGCAACATTAGCGTGCCCTGTTTGGAAATGTTGTCTGGAGTGAGTTGTCCTTTTGACGGATCGGGTATTGTAAGTTTTAAGTTTAAAGAATTGGTGCAAGAGGCTATATCAATAGTTCCGATTGACTTCAAACCATTATTACATAACCCTAAATTTAGACTATCATGGGATTTGTTTAACAAGAAGCCTAATTAAAAGTTATTCAGAAGTTAGTTTGAATTAATTATTTAAAGTTTGTTTTTTATTGTAAATATAGGTATAAGTATAATGTCGGCAGCTATTGGTGCTAAAATTTTTAAAACAAAATGCTCGCAATGTCATACAATAGAAGAAGGTGGTTTACATAAGCAAGGGCCGAACCTATGGAAGTTAATTGGACGAACTGCTGGCTCAATTGAAGA